GCTGTGCGTACGAATGGCTGAAATTGGAAGTTGGGCTAATCCGCATGGGTAAGGGCCGTAAGCCGACGCCTAAAGCGATCCTTAGCATGCGTGGTTCCCGTATTCGCGGGCCGCACGCCACCGGAATCGACGCGCCGCCTGGGGTTCCGCCGGCTCCAGCTTGGCTATCGGACATTGCCCGCGCCGAGTGGGTGCGGATTGTTCCGATGCTCGAGGCGTCGAAGGTGATGAGCCCGCGACACCAGCAGACGCTCGCGGCCTACTGCGATTCGTTCGCGGATATGGTGCAGGCCGATCAGGAGTTGAAGGCGAACGGCACGACGATCATGGACGACAAGGGTAGGGTGAGTAATCACCCGGCGTGGAACCGGAAGCGAGACGCACGGAATCAGATGCTGAAGTTTGCGGCCGAGTTCGGCCTGACGGCATCTGCCCTGTCGAGGGTGTCGGCCGTTGACCAAGGCCCGAAAGAAAACGAAGACGACGCCCGCATGTTCGCTTGATGCGAAGGCTGCGGAGATCGCGGTGCGGTTCTTTGAGGAGAACCTGACGCACGCGAAGGGCGAGCTCGGCGGCAAAGCGTTTCTGCTCGAGCCGTGGCAGAAGGAATACGTCGGCCGTTTGTTCGGCACGATGAAAGGCGACGTGCGGCAGTATCGCACGAGCCTGCTGGCCATCCCGAGAAAGAACGGCAAAAGCACGCTTTGCGCCGGGATCGCCTTGAAGCTCATGTTCGATGGCGAGCCTGGTGCCGAGATCTATTCGTGTGCCGCCGACCGCGACCAGGCCCGGCTCGTCTTTGAGATGGCGAAGGTCTGCGTGGAGAACTCGCCTAAGTTGCGGAGCCGACTGCGTGTCTTCCGTAACTCCATCGTGCGGGAGGACACGCACTCGACGTACAAGGCACTGTCGGCCGAGGCGTTCACGAAGCACGGCCTGAACGCCCACGGGATTATCTTCGACGAGCTCCACGCCCAGCCCGACCGGGAACTGTGGGACGTGATGACGACCTCGACGGGAGCGCGGCGGCAGCCACTGTGCGTGGCTATCACCACGGCCGGCTTCGACCGCAAGAGCATCTGCTGGGAAATCTGGCGTTATGCCCTGGCAGTACGCGACGGGGCAATCAAAGACGAGACGTTTCTGCCTGCGATCTACGCCGCTGATCCCGAGGACGATTGGACGAAGGAGGCGACCTGGCGGAAGGCGAACCCCAACCTCGGCGTGAGCGTGAAGCTCGACGACCTGCGGGTGCGGTGCAAGCGGGCGCAGGATATGCCGAGCGAAGAGAACACCTTCCGTCGGCTGCACCTGAACCAGTGGACCGAGCAGGATACGCGGTGGCTGCGGATGGAGCATTGGGCACAGGGCAACAAGCCATGCCCGGTGATACTGGACGGCCGGGAGTGTTTCGCGGGCCTCGACCTGGCCAGCACGTTCGACACGACCTGCTTCTGCTTGCTGTTCCACCTGGACGACGGCACGTTCTGGGTCGAGCCGCACTTCTGGATTCCAGAGGAGAACATGCGGGAGCGGGTGAAGCGGGACCGCGTGCCGTACGACCAGTGGGCGAAGGAAGGGAAGTTGCACCTGACCCACGGCAACGTCACGGACTTCGACCAGGTGCGGGCCGACATCATGGCCCTGACCAAGAAATACAACATTCGGCAGGTGGCGATCGACCGCTGGAACGCGACCCAGTTGGCCACGCAACTGCAAGGCGATGGCGTGAATGTTCTAGGTTTTGGGCAGGGCTACGGCTCGATGAGTTCGCCTGCCAAGCGGCTGGAAGCGTTGGTGGTTGGCGGCAAGCTGCTCCACGGCGGGCATCCCGTCTTGGCGTGGCAGGCGTCGAACGTGGCGATTCAGCAGGACCACGCCGGAAACATCAAGCCCAGCAAGGCGAAGAGCAACGAACGGATCGACGGCATTGTGGCGTTGACGATGGCCCTTGGCATCCACGCGACAGCGACGGCCCCGGCACCTGAGCAGAACTGGGACATCATCTCGTTATGAGCGAAAACGCCCTTGCCGACTTCCGCATGATCGACCTGCGCGGGATCGACTGGACCGAAGTTTCGTCTAGCCGCACGCCCTCGGGCATCCGGGTGACGGCCGACAACTCGATGGCGTGCTCGGCCTACACGGCCTGCATCCGCGTCATTTCCGACGCCGTCTCTTCGCTGCCGCTGCACGTCTATGAGCGGCTGGCCAGTGGCGGCAAGCAGAAGGCGCCGAACCACCCGGTGTATCGGCTCCTGCACTCGCAGCCAAATCCGTGGCAGACGGCCCAAGAGTTCCGCGATTGGATGACGGGCATGTATCTGCACTACGGTGCCAGCTACGCCGAGATCCGCCCCGGTGCTCGAGGTGCCGTGTCCGAGCTTTGGCCCCTGCACAGCAGCCGCATGGAAGTCGAGCGGCTTGAAGACGGCAGCCTGCGGTACAAGTACCGCGAACCCAACGGGCGGGTGACCGTCTATTCGCAGGATCAGATTTTCGCGTTGCGGTTCACCACCGAGGACGGTGTCAGGCCGATCCCGACCTACAAGCTTTTCCAGAACGTGATCGGCTTGTCGCAGGCGATCGAGGCTCATGCCGCCACCTACTTCGGAAACGGTGCCAGGCCGGGGATTGTCCTTGAGTCTGACAACCCGATCCCGGCCGAGGCGGCCGAGCGGCTCCGCGAGCAGTGGGAGCGTATGCACCGTGGGCCTGATCGTGCCCACCGGACGGCTGTGCTGCCGAATGGCGTAAAGGCACACGAGCTCTCGGCGTCGAATGAGGCGGCCCAGATGCTCGAGAGCCGGGCGTTCGCCGTGTATGAGTGCTGCCGCATCTTCCATGTGCCGCCCCATTTGATCCAGCAGCTGGACCGCAGCACGTACAGCAACATTGAGGTGCAGTCCACGGAGTTCGTCCAGCACTGCCTGCTGCCGCACCTGAAGCGGTGGGAGTCGGCGATCGCCCGCGATCTGATCGTGGACGATGACATTTATTTCGCCGAGCACAGCGTCTCGGGCCTGCTGCGTGGCGACCACGCGAGCCGGTCGGCCTACTACGTCTCGGCCCTGCAAAACGGCTGGATGACGATCAACGAGATTCGGGAACTCGAAAACCTCAACCCGATCGGGCCGGATGGTGACAAGCACTTCGTGCAACTCAACATGACCACGCTCGACAAGGTGGGGCAAGAGCAACCGGCTCCCGAGCCGATGCCCGCGCCGCCGGCCGAGGAAGAGGACAGCCCAGAAGACGACGCCGAAGACCAGGCCGAAGACCAGGCCGAACAGGAGGACGTGACAGATGGAAATTGAACGCCGCGACTTCGCCTTCGAGGAAGAGAACGAACTGATCGTCGAGAGCCGGGCCGATGGCCGGGCCGCGATCATCGGCTACGCCGCCGTGTACAGCCGGCTGTCGCTGGATCTCGGTGGCTTCCGAGAAGAGATCCTGCCTGGTGCGTTTGACAAGATCCTGGGCCGCCAGCGAGGCCGGCAGGACGTGGTGGCACTGTTCAACCATGACAGCAACATCGTGCTGGGCCGCACGTCATCTGGCACGCTTGAGCTTTCGTCAGACGAAAAGGGCCTGCGGTACGTGGTGACGCCGCCCGTCAGCCGGGCCGACGTGCTCGAACTGATCCAGCGGCGTGACGTGCGCGGCTCGTCTTTCGCGTTCACGGTGGACCCGAAGAACGAATCTTTCCGCACGGGCGAGGACGGCAAGGCCGTCCGCCAGATCCGCGAGGTGAGCGGGCTGTATGACGTGGGGCCTGTACTTGTGCCCGCGTACCCCGCCACCTCTGCTTCTGTTGCGATGCGTTCCTACGAAGCGTGGCTGGCGTCGCAGTCGCAGCCCGAGCCAGAGGCTGTGGCCGCCGTTGTCGCTAAGCGTTCGCTGGTCCGTGACGCCGCTGCCGCGTGGTCCCTGAGGCTTCGCCGTGTCTGAGGCACGCTGCACCTGCGGCGAAAAGCTCCGCTGCCGTTCAAGTCGCCCATGTGGTGACGAGCGGCAGCGGTATCTGCGTTGCCCACGGTGCGGCGCACGGGCGGTGGCGTTTGTCAAAACAACACTTTCCGCAGTCCGCTTCTGCAAGACACCACGGCCGTAGTGGCACTGTGGACTCCATCGGCAATACCGCCGGCGGAGATACTCACAGTGGACAACCTCAAGAAGCTGCAGGACGAGGCCGTTGCCCTCGCCAACCGGATCGACGCCGTGCGGGCGATCGAGGGTGATGACGACAAGGTCGCCGAGCGCGATCTGGAACTCGAGACGCTGAACAAGCGGGCCGGCGAGCTCGCCAAGAAGATCGACTTCGAGAAGTCGGTTGTCGAGTCGGCGAAGAACCTTCGCAGCGTGGTTGACCGTTGTGCTCCGGCCCCCGAGGTGCGTGCCGAGGAGCCCAAGGTGCGTGTCGAGGCTGTGCCGTTTTCGGGCCGGCTCCGTGCGTTCCAGAAGGCCGAGGACGCCTACCAGGTGGGCATGTGGTTCCGGGCGAAGGGCGGCGACGCTCACGCGAAGCGGTGGTGCGAGGATCACGGCGTTGAGGCCCGTGCTCTCGGCTCGACCGGCGCGACGACCGGTGCCGCGACCGTGCCCGACATTCTGTCGAGTACCGTGATTCGTTTGGTTGACCAATTTTCGGCCTTCGCCCAGAACGCCACGAACGTGCAGATGCCGAGCGACGTGCTCGTCTTCCCGCGTCGGACGGGCGGCGTGACGGCCCAGTGGCAGGATGAGAACGTTGCGATCACCGCGAGCGATCCGACGATCAACAACGTGACTCTGACGGCCCGCAAGGTGACCGGCGCCACGATCGTCGCGAACGAGCTCCTGCAGGACTCGGTGATCAGCATCGCCGACTGGGTGGCAGCCGAACTCGGCCTCTCGCTGGCGAACGCCATCGAGGCGGCTGCGTGGAGCGGCAACCCGGCGAACGCCCCCGGCGTCGCTGGCCTTGTGACCTCCCACACCGGCGGCCTGCTCGCCTCCTCGGGCGCGACCTTCGCGGCTTCGCTCGTGACGGCGGCTGGCGATACCCCGGACGAGGTGACTCGTGCCAACCTGCTGCAGATGATCGCCACCATGCCCGCCCACAGCCGGCAGGGTGCGAAGTGGTACGTTTCGCCCTTCTTCTTCAGCGTCTGCATGCAGGCCCTGGAGTTGGGCCTGGGCGGTGCGGTCAGCATGCAGCCCGGCATGGGGCTGACGTTCCTCGGCAGCGAAGTGGTCCTGACGGACCGGCTGCCGTCCGGTGCGGACTCGACGGGCGTGATCATGGCGCTGTATGCCAACCTGGCCAACAGCTCCTTCTACGGTATCCGCCAGGGCATCGAGATCGCCTCGAGCGATCAGGTGAACTTCCTGTCGGAGCAGACCGTGATCAAGGCGTCGGCTCGCGTGGCGATCAACCACCACAACCTCGGCAGTTCGTCGGTGGCCGGCTCGGTCATCGGCCTGGTTGGTGCGTGAGCCTGACGGCTTGACACCTGTGCAACGCTAGGCGGGCCGCTCCACAACGGGGCGGCCCGCTCTTTTTTTGAGGTTGCCCATGCTGGTCAAGGTCGGTGGCACAGAGGCCGATATTCGGGTGGAAGCCATCCTGTCGATGCCAAGGCTCTCGTTTACGGCCAATCACTTCGCCTGGGCTCAGGCACTCATGCCGCTCGGGATTCGCCCCACGATGGGCACTGGGGCGTTCTGGTCGCAGGTGAACACCCGCGTGATGGAGCAGTTCATCGACAAGGCGGAATATCTGCTCACCATCGACTACGACACGTTTTTCACGAAGGAAGACGTGGAGCACCTTTTCGCCTTAGCGATGACGTTTCAGTGCGACGCCATCACGGGGCTGCAGACCAAGCGGGAAGACGGCCGCCCGATGCTGACGCTCAAGGGCACGCTCGACAACCCGCCCGAGAGCGGCACGACAAGCCTGCCAATGTCGTGGTTTGCCGAGCCTGTGCAGGAGGTGGACACGGCGCACTTTGGGCTCACGGTGATTTCTACGGCCGCCCTAAAGCGGTGCAAAAAGCCCTGGTTCTGGTCGAAGCCCGGCCCTGACAACTCGTGGAACGAAGGCCGCGTCGATGATGACATCTGGTTCTGGCGGAACTGGCGCGACAGCGGCAACCGGGTTTTCGTCACGCCCCGCGTGGTTCTGGGCCACGGCGAATACGTGGTGACCTGGCCGGGCAAAGATCTCGGCAAGCCAGTTTTTCAGTGGACCACGGAATTTACGAACGGCGGAAAGAAGCCCGAAACTGCATGGAGCGTGCCCCAATGAAGAAACTGAAGTTCACGCGTGCATGGCGTGGCTATAGGAAGGGCCAGGTTGTCGAGATCGCTGGCGGGCTGGCTGCGCAGCTTGTGGCGCAGCATGTGGCCATTGAAGACCGGCAAGGCGAACTGATCGAGACGGCGGCCCTTGAGCCGGCCACGGAAACCGCAGACGCCACGCCAAAGAAACGAGGACGCCGTGCAGTACAGAAGCCTGACTCGCCAGACACCGCCCGCCGTTGAGCCGGTCACGCTCTCGGAGGCCAAGGCCCATCTGCGGGTCGATACCACGACCGATGACGCCTACATCAGCACGCTGATCACGGCGGCGCGTCAGTGGGTGGAAGAGTACCTCGACCGCACCTTGATCCACACGCAGTGGGTCATGCGTTTTGACCGCTTTCCGCCGAGCGGCATCCAGGCCGTTGAGTTGCCTCGCCCGCCGATGGTGGCCAGCGGCACGGCCACTGCGGTGTCGATTACGTTTACGGCCGAGGCTGGCGAGACCGGCACGTACAGCACGGCGGAATACCGGGTCGATCGGGATTCGACGCCTGGGGCAATCAAACCGATCTACGGGACTACGTGGCGGCCGCACCGCCAGGACGACAACGCAATCAGCGTGACTTGGTGGGCCGGCTACGGGGCCAGCGGCACGAGTGTGCCGGCTGCGATCCGGCACGCGATCCTGATGCTCGTGGGCCTGTGGTACGAGCGTCGAATGGCGGCCGACTCCATTGGCGGCGACGAAATCCCGTTTGGCGTCAAGTCGCTTCTGGACTCTCAGCGTTGGGGCTCCTACCGATGATCGACCCCGGCAAGCTCCGCGAGCGGGTGACAGTGCAGATCGCCAGCGGCACGACCAATGCCCTCGGCGAGACGGTGCTGGCGTGGTCGAACTCGTCTGCCGTTTGGGCAAGCGTAGAAGGCGTGAGCGCCCGCGAAGCCCTGATTGCCGGGCAGCAGGAAACGAGCGTGACGCACAAAGTGCGGATGCGTTACCTGCCGGGCCTTACAAGCCAGATGCGGTTCGCGTGGCGAAACCGGACGCTGGAGATCGTCAGCCTGCTCGAGCACGGCAACCGCAGCGAGCACGAGGCTATCTGCCAGGAGCAGGCGTAATGGCAAAGGCCGGCGGCTCGCTTGAGCTCAGCATGGAGTTCCCAGAGCTCACGCAACTCCGCGAGCAGTTCAAGGAACTGCCGAAGAACATTGCCGCCAAGCATCTCGGTGCGGCCCTTCGCAAGGCTATGGCACCGGGGCAGGCCGCCCTGCGAAAGAACACGCCAAAGGGGCCGACCGGCAACCTGCGGAAAAGCATCAAAACCAAGATCAAGGTATACGCCAAAGACGGCAACGCCGTTGGCCTCGTCGGCTATGCGATCGGCCAAGGTAGCCTCGGCTACCACCAAGGCTTTCTGGAGTTCGGCACCAAAGAGCGCAAGACTAAGGGGCGGTTCGCTTCTAGCTGGAAGAGCAGCAGCTTGAACAACAGCCAGTATGTGCGTGGCGGATTCACGATTTTGAATCCAAGTCGTGGCCGCAACGCCGGCAAACTAATTACTAAGCCGAAGCCGCCCAAGGCGTTCTTCAAGACCGCCAAGAAGGGTGAGGTCGTGAGGCTCGGGAAGATGCCGGTCGGCGGCCGCACCGGGGTGCCACCCGTCAAAACGTCTTTTAACCAGGCCCAGCCGGCCATGCGTAGCCTGCTCCAGCAGGAACTAGCCACAAGGTTGGAGAAGGCATTGAACGAAGTCAAAGGCCGCGTTGCCCGAGGTCTGATTACATGAAATCCCCCGAAGCCGTCCTCCGCAGCGTCCTGGTTGCGAACACCGTGACCTCGTCGATCGTGGGCAGCCGCGTCTACCCGGTTCTGGCCCCGAAGACGGCGGCCCTGCCGTTCATCATTTGGAGGCGGTCGGCGATCAGCCGGGAGCACACGCTGGCCGGGCCTATGGGCGTGCCGAACGTGAGCGTGGAAATGCAGTCTTTCGCCACCAC